CAGCCGACCCAGGGGGAATCAAGCCGGGTGCAGCGCCTCCCCCTTTTTGCGCAACAGCTTGGCCTTGGGCTCCTCGAATCCGGTGATCTTCCCGTCCGGGGTCAGGTATTCGTCCTGTTCGGCGATGGCGGGGTAAGACACCACCTCCCAGTGGTCGATGTCCTCCCACTCCTGCTCCAGCTGGGCAATCTCCTGCTCGATCTCCTTGCGCTCCTCGACGCTGTCGGCCCGCGCCAGGCGGTCCTTGGCGTCGCTCATCAGCTCGTTCGCCTCCGCGATCTGCTCCTTCATCTGCAGCAGCATCCGTCCGGCCAGGTCGTCATCGTGCCAGCGGGTCTGAATCACGAGCACCCCACCGCCGGGGGCGAGACGGGTCTTGGCCGTAGAGCCGTACCAGTCCCAGACCTTGTCGCGCTGGGTGGCGGAATCAGCCTCCTCGTCGTCCTTGACCGGATCGTCGATGAGCAGCATGTGGGCGCCCTTACCGGTGATACCGCCGCCCACGCCAGCCGGCACATAGCCACCCTCTTTGGTGGTCATCCAGCCCTCGGCACTCTGGTTGTCGTTGTCCACACGGGCGTTCGGGAATATCTGCTGATATTCGGCATCACGCAGCAGGCCCCGGACCTTGCGCGAAAAGCCCAGCGGCAGGGAGACGGCGTAGGAGCTGGCGATGATCTCGAAGTGCGGGTGGTGGCCCAGCGCCCAGGCCGGCAGGCTCTTGGAGGCCAGCTCGGACTTGCCATGGCGGGGCGGCATGAAGAGCATCAGTCGGGGCGATTTGCCGGCCGCCACATCCCTGACGAACTTCTCCAGGCGCCGACAGATGTCGCGGTGAACCCACCCATCGATATAGTTGCGATGGAACTGCTTGGTGAAGTACAGCAGGCTTCGCCGGGCCAGCTCCCGGCGGGCCAGCTCTTGCTCGACCTTGTTGGCCTTGCGCTTCTCAGCGCGTGCCTTGCGCCGCTCACGGGCGCGGTCCTTGGCCAGCTTGCGATCCCGCTTGCGTATCTCCTGGCGGGTGAGCTTCTCGACGCGGTGTTCTTTGGCCTGTTCGGCGAACTGCTCGGACTCGGCCTTGGTCAGGCAGGCCATGCAGCTGGTGGAATAGGTGGCGGGGTTCGAGCCTGTCTTGCGAAAACGCTTGCGGGGCTTTCGCTCGCCGCAGGTGTCGCAGACGAACCCGGTGACTTTAGGCGTCGTCATCGTCACCTTCCACCTCCGCCGTCCCTTCGATCAGCAGCCCCTGCGTCTCTTCCTCAGCAGCGATGCGCAGCAGCTCTTCCTCGGTCAGAGTGCGCAGTTTGCGCTGCATGTTCTCTTGGTCGTCGGTCAGGCGCAGCACCTTCTCCTCGGGTGCGTGGAACCCGCACATCTTATTGATTTCCTGGAATCCGCGGATCATGGCACTGGGATCGCCCAGCAGGCGGGCCTGGTCGATGGCGTCAGCAATGCCGGCCATGACCTTCTCACGGGTCCACTCGTGCTCCTTGGCGAGCCGGTCCCGGCGCACTTTTAGCTCGGCCTGCACACGCGGGCGCTTCATGAGCTTGTAGCCTGCCTGACGGGGGTCTTTGAAGCCGGCGGCCTTTGCAGCCTGGCTCTGGGTGAGCCCCAGCTCCATATTGTCGATGAAGCGTAGCTCTTGGTCTGTGAACTTCGTGTCCGGCATGGCGCCCTCCATGGCTGTTGCATATTTTCTGGGAGGTTACGAAATATTGCAAGGCGGGGGTGCCTTCCTTTCTGTACAGCGAGACTTCACACGAGGGACCCAAAGGTCTGCATTTTTCTGTGTCGTAGCTTGGGCGGTAGTCCTCCCCCCGTTGCCTCCACTGGCCACCCCCAGTTCGGATTTCGGTTTCCGAAACCGCCGCGAGGGACCCATTGCACTTCGAGTGACGAAATTCAAAAACAACTGCGCTATGACGCAGTTGCAGCGCCCTGGGTGCTGTGCTTGTGAATTCGCTAACAAGGAGAGCAATGCCATGCATCGTATCGTCATCTGGAATGAAGAACGCTGCTGCTACCAGCTTGTTAACTACGAGCGTCGTAACGGCAAGCTGGTAGCAGCAAGACGGCCTCATGCTTGAGGAAGCGCGCACGCTGCTAGCCATGCTGAAAGGTGAGTTGGTTCACGTCGATGTGAAGTTTCGCATCAACGCCATGGCCGAGTGCGCCAGGGACAAGGGCGAAAGCCCTTGTCTCTGGCGCACTGAGCCATCTCGTCGCTCAGTCCTTCGGGACTGAGCGGTTGGGTGCTGTGCGCACGAACCCACTATCTATTGAGGAGCATCGCTATGAGCATGAAGCAGCTGCAACACGAAGCATTCAAGGCCTGGCTGCAGACGCGCAGCTATTACCGCATTCCGTTCCGCGTGTTCTGGCGCAACTATCAGCTCAGCCACGCGCACCGCTGCTGCATCTGAAAAGGAGCGTGAGCGTGGAGCGTGGAGCGCTGGGGTGACCGTCCTGCGTCGCCCTGGCGCTCCGTCACAACTCACTCCGTTGATCTATAAGCAAAACCCGGTCGCTCAGCACCTCGTGCTGCGCGGCTGGGTGCTTTTTGCGTGAGGTTGTTTCTATTCACACAATGAGGAGCTTTACCATGGCCAACACCAATAGCACCACCGCCGCTACTGCCACTGCCAGCCAGCCCACCGGCTATTTCCTGCGTCCTGGCCGCAACGAAGGCGACCCGATGTTCGCGGCTTTTGAGCTGCGTGGCATCAAGTGCGCCATGCTCGTGGAACCCGATGGCAGCATTCACATTCATAAAGTGAATGCCAAGGGCGAGCTGCTGGAGAAACCGATCGCCATTGGCCAATTCAAACGTAACGACCTGGGTCTGTCGAAGAACGCGCCCGCGCTCGTTGGCCACATCCGTACCAGCAAGCAGACCAGCTTTGAGCTGGCCGCCTGGCTGCATGATGCCGACAAGAGCGATTCATACTACGTTGTGCGCTACAGCGAGCGGCCACAGCGTCGCGGCCAGTTCTTCAAGCCTGAGCAGTTCGCGGCCTGATGCCGCAGCCAATAGCCGTATCCGTCCAGGATGCGGCTATTGGTTTTGATAATTCTCTCTATAAAGACTTCGTCTTTGTAGATCGGGTACTCGTTAAGTGAGTAATAGCGCTCTTTTGGAGGGTTAGATGATGAGCATTCAGGTGGTTAACAAGCGGGCTGGCGCACGAGGTGAGTACTGCGGGCGGCCCAGCCCGCTCGGCAATCCATTTCCTATGCGCGATGAGAGTCAGCGCGATGAGGTGTGTGAGCAGTACGACGCGTGGTTCCAGGCCAAGGTTGAGGCCCAGGACCCCGCGGTCATGGGTGAGCTTCGCCGCTTGTGGCGGGTATGGAAGCGCGATGGAGCGCTCAACCTCGTATGCTGGTGCGCCCCCAAGCGGTGCCACTGCGAGACCATCAAGCAATTCCTGGAGAGTCAGGAGGTAAAAGCATGAAAGAACCTCAATGTCCTCGGTGCGGAGCGACAGAGATGCACCCGGATGGTGACAAGCTGCTTATTCGCCACGAGAAGGTCCACGCCGACGGCGCGTGGCACAGCCAATGCCTGGTCTGCGCCGGTAGCTACGACGCTCACCTCAACCTGACACCGGAGCACTACGACCGGTCCAAGGGCTGGTATGAGGAGCGGCGCACAGTCTCGATCTGATGCCGCAGCCAATAGCCGTATCCGTCCAGGATGCGGCTATTGGTTTTGATAATTCTCTCTATAAAGACTTCGTCTTTGTAGGTTGGGTGCTTTTTGCGTGAGGTTGTTTCTATTCACGAAATGAGGAGGTTTATATGTCTATCTTATTTGCTGGAATCATCGCCGCAATCGCGTTCATTTTTCTGCTGATGAAGTTCGATCTGAAGAAGGTGTTGGGATACGACGCCATAATCGACATCGGCTTCAGCGGCATGATGATGTTTGTTCTGGCTGGAACGTTCAGCGGCATGATGAGCGCGCTGATCGGTGGAGCAGTTCTCAGCATGTTCTTGTTTTTTGCCAGGCGGATGATCGGCTATAAGCGCCTGTACTTGGAACATGGCCGACTCCGTTGGAAGGAGCATGGCTCATGAACGAAGACATCTCACACCAGGAGCGACCAACATGGCAATGCCAGTCAGACCGATTCCGGTCGATCCGCAAACACTCGCGGAGCTGACGGAAACCGGGACACTTGACCCCCTGGAATTACTGATGCAGTGGGAAGAGGATTGTCCCGAGCAAGAAATACCTTTCGAAGTTTACGCAAATCGATTTAACAGAGGAGCAACATCATGAGCAACGAAAACACTGCACTGGCCGACGCGATGACCGAAGCGGCCGAGGCCGAGACGCCCACCAATAGCTACACCATGAACGGCGCGGCCGGCAAGATGGCCGAGTATCAGAAGCAGATGGAAGCCATGAAGGACGAGATGGCCGATCAGGCCGTGGTCGAGATCCTGGCCACGTTCCGCACCTGCACGCCCGACAAGGCGAATGGCCAGGGCGAGATGCCGTCCTGCTCCAGCAACTACCTGGACGCTTTGCTAGCCGCGGCCCAGTGGCAGGCGTTGAGGCGAGAACTGCCAAGAGCCTACATGATGGTGCAGAAGGTCACGCCGGACAAGGTGATCCTGGCTGACCGGATGAACCGCAACGAGTTCCGTTCCGACGTAGAACGGGCCGCTACCGAGCGCACGCTGGAGTACTACGACGTGCTGGAGGAGCGCCTGGAGGAACTATGCTGGCTGATCAGCTGCGCCGAGCACATCTACAACGAGGCGCTCGTCCGCCAGTTCGATGAGGACGAGAAGCGCCAGCAGGATGTCCCGGCCAACGAGCGGCGCTACACCAACATGCCTAATCTACGCTGGGCGTCGAACGCCATGAAGTCGGAGCATCCAACTTCGTGGCAGGACGTGGACGACAAGGAAGCATTCCGTCGCCAGGCTCGGAGCTTCATCAGCTACGATATGAACCGCTAACCGCAACCAAGGGTCGGCTGCCGAAAGGTAGTCGGCCCTTTCTTCATGCAGACCGGTTAACCCCCGACCCAAGGCACAGTGGGGCGAAAAGCACGGTTTTTAGCTATTACGAGATTACGCGTTACGACTTGAATTTATCTCCTTTATAGAGGGGACGTACTATAAAAAAGTTTTTATTGAGATATTTTTTCTTTTCTATCGTGTCTATTTTGTACTTACTAACTTCTTGTAATCTCGTAATCTCGTAATAGTTAATAGTAGTTCTAACCGAAAAACAAGCACTTACACTGCTACGACTTTGCTACGACTTGAGCGTTTTGTTACGAGTTGCATCCCGTTCCTGAAGCGCCTATTCTGGTCACCTTTTCCGAGGTCACGGACGACCCAATGTGAGGCATGGATGCCATGGTTGAACTGAGTTTTCTCGCCGCGGCCAGCGGCACCCCACTTACCAAAAAATTCACACGCTCCGCCGGCAAGCTCACCAAGCACAGTTATCCCAGAATCAGCGAATTCACCTCCTATGAGGTGAAGGTCAACTCGCTGCGCAGCTTCCACCGCCAGCTCATCGCCCATGCCCGCAAAGGGCACTGTCTGCTCAAGGGCACGGTCAAGGAACCGCTGACCAAGCAGTCTCGCGCCGGAAGCACGGACCCCAACGCTCCGACACAATGGGTCTGCCTCGACCTCGATGGCCTGACCTATATAAAGGATGTGCACAGTCTGCTCGTCGCCCTGGGCCTGGACAGCGTCGATCACATCATCCAGTACTCAGCCTCGATGGGCGTCGATCCCCGGAAGGGACTGAGTGCGCACGTCTTCATGCTGCTCGATGAGCCTGTGGCACCGAGTGCGCTCAAGACCTGGCTGCGAGCCCAGAACCTGATCGTGCCCGGTCTGACCGTGGATCTGTCGCTCACCCGCACGGGGGCTGCGCTGCGATGGCCGCTGGACATCTCGGTCTGTCAGAACGACAAGCTGATCTACATCGCCCCGCCGCAGCTTGGCGCTGGTGTCAAGGACACCTTCAAGGGTGCCCGCATCCGCCTCGTCCAGCGCAGCCGGCGCCAGCTGTCCACGCACTGGCTGACCGAGGGTATCGACACCAAAGAGATCGACCGACGCCAGCAGGCGTGCCTCCAGGACCTGCGCAAGGATGCCGGGCTGCCCAAACGCAAACTCACCACCCGCGTGGTCCACGGCGTACCGGTTGAGACGAATGTCACCCCTGTGGAGGTTACGGGGGTCAAAGAGGAACGCGGTTTCACCTACCTCAACCTCAATGGTGGGGACTCGTGGGCCTACTTCCATCCCACCCACGACGCCCGCGTGCTGTACAACTTCAAGGGCGAGCCCAACTACCTGCTCCGCGAGCTGCTGCCCAACTACTACGACCAGGCCACTTCCAACGCCCAGGCCGCAGCTGCTCATAACCAAAGCGACGAGGAGCCCAAGGCCGCCGGGGAGCAGCCGCCCAAGCGCGACGATGTCGGTCGGCCCATCGGCAAAGCCTACCTCGCATTCCTGGACCGCAACTCCGACCGCTATTTCAAGGGCACCTACGACTACGACACCGACAGCCTGGATTTACAGCAGACCAGCAACAACACCAAGCTGATTCATTTCCTTAAACAGCACGGCCAGCCGGTCAACGACTTCATTCCGGAGTGGGACTATCGCTTCGACTTCGCCTCGGACGTGATCTTCGACCACGATCACCGCACGGTCAACATGTTCCAGCGCTCCGAGTACATGCGCCGCCCGGATCTGAGCGCCCGCTCGGTCCCGCCCGTCATCGCCAAGGTCCTCGCCCACGCCCTTGGCCCGGACCCAGCCGCCATGGAGCGGTTCCTCAACTGGTTCGCCTTTCTGTTGCAGCGACGCGAGCCGCCCCGCACCGCGTGGGTTTTGCACGGCACTCAAGGAACTGGCAAAGGCGTACTGTTCAATCAAGTGCTTGCACCCATCTTGGGTCGCTCGTACACCGCCACCAAATCGCTCGCCGAGCTGGAGGATTCATTTAACTCATATATGCAATATTGCGTCCTGCTGCTGGTGGACGAGGTGCAGATCTCCGAGAGCCGACAGCAAAACCGTGTCATGTCGCGGCTAAAGAATCTGATCGTCGAGCCGACCATCAGCATCAGGGCCATGAACACGGGTCACTTCATGGCGAAGAATCATCTCAGCCTGATCTTCGCCTCGAACAAGCCGGACCCGATCCAGATCGACCCGGATGATCGGCGGTTCAACTGCGGGGCCTATCAGCCTGAGCGACTGAGTATCACAAAGCGAGAGTGGGAACAAATTCCCAACGAGCTTTCATCATTCGTAGGTTTTTTGATGAAACTGAAGGTCAAGGACGACGAGGCTCGCACGCCGTACATCAACGACGCCCGTCGTCACATCCAGCACCTGACCCGCAACAGCATCGACACCGTCGCTGACGCCATCCTCTCGGGCGATCTGCAGTTCTTCATCGACTGCCTGCCCACGGACATCGACCCCATCGAGCTGGACACCGCCTCCACGGTCAAGCATCAGTTGTTCAAGAAGATGCTCGCCGGCTTCGTCGACGGCGCCCGACGCAAAAAGCGCGTCACGCTCACTCGGGACAACCTGTTCAAGCTGTTCGACTACACCGTCGGTGGCATGCCTGAGTCCCCGATCAAGTTCACCAGCCTGCTCAAGCACCACGGCATCCACGTCACTGTGCTCAGCGTCGCGGGCAAGTCCGTGCGCGGCATCAACGTCGAATGGAAGGCCGACAAGAACCTGCTGGATCAGTGGGATCAGCACTACACCGACAAGCCGGCACCGAAACTGAGGAGAGTAAAGTGAAATTCCCAAATTAAGAACATTCGGTCGGGAGATGTGCAGTTTGAATGCGAACTGAGCGCCGAAACAGGGGGTACCGCCCAGACCGCGAACGACTCACCCCCGACGACTGGTGACAAACAGCGAGGCTCCTCATGACCAAAGACGAAGCACTGAAGAAGATCCTTGAACAATCCAAGGCCGGACTGCTCGGCGCCCTCCGCCCAGAGGTCGGCTGCGTCTACCGCCAGGGCCAGAAGCACTGCGCCATCGGCTGCCTGCTCACCGAGCAGCAGCTCGATGAGATCGAGCAAGACGGCAACGATGGATTCTCAGCCCTCGAACTGTACAAGTACTCCTTCGCCCGGGAACTCGGCCTGACCGACCGCCAGATGAGCGCCGTACAAAACTGGCACGACCACGCCTATCAGGCGCTGCCCCGCGAGGTCACCAAACAGGATTTCGAGGACGTGCTGGAGGGGCTCATCTCCGGCGAGATCACCGTCATCGCCGACACCCCAGCGTTCCACTACGACTACCGCGTCAGGTTCTGACATGAAGCGCATGTGGATCAACCAGCCGTCCACCCTGCAGCCGCACCACGCGCTGCACGGCACGAACGTGTTGATGGTGGAGCCGCCTGACGACGAGGAGCGCACCGACATCCGGGAGGTGTACTTCCTGAGCGGTCCGGTGCACAGCCAGAAGATGTCCATCCTGGCGTTGTCTGAGGGGTGGGTGACGGCCCGTACCCCACCCAGCGGCTTAAACCAAGAGGAGCCAACGATGACCACACTTGATAAAACACTCCGCGAATAGAGTTGTATCGGGCCGCACACGAAGTGCGGCTCAGTAAGCGCCAGGGACGACCACGAAACTCAGAAGGGAGATAGCACGACGATGAAGGTATCTGTGACAGCCAATGTAATGGGATATGTAGTGGTGTCTGAAGGAAGCCCGCTCCAGAAGATCGAGCAGGCCAAGCAGGACTTCGTTTCGGCCATCCAAAGCGCCTTGGGGGAGAATGTCACTATCGAATTCTTCTACTTCGACTTTCCGACAACCAACGAAGCGTAACCATGAAGCTCTCCGAGGCAGTGCGCTGGGCAGGCCATCGCGCTAAGCAGACCCAGACTCAATCGACGCTGAAGGACGCGCATGCCTACCGCGCACTGCTTCTGGAGATGGATCGCCTCTATAAGGAAGTCGAGGCTCTAAAGTCGTACCGTGCTGCATGCACCGACGCTGACGCGGTGTTGAAAAAGCGCGGCGTGTTACTGCCCGGCGACTGGATCAAGATCCAGCCGCGGGAGGGCAACACATACACGCCTGAAGGCAAGTCCTCCAAAGGAAAGAAACGATGATCCACTGTGATTATTGTGGCCACCCCACTGAACTGGTCGGAAGCGACGTCGTCTACCTATTGTCGAGACGCTGGAGCAAGTCAAGCAAAATCCCAAGGCGACAGCCACGCTGATCGCCAACATGGAGAACAACGACTGGCCTGCAGTGGTATGGACAGCCAACAACGCCGGCCGCGAGCACAAGCATGGAGGCAAGCAATTCTGATGGCTGATCTTCCTGAGCCTGTCTTCTCCGCATGGCATATAGAGAAGAAAGATTGCGACAGCGCCATGGTCATATCCATCGACATTCACCCAGGTCACCGAGGGCTACGCCTTCGCCACGGTTGCCAAATGCTCGGGAAGCCGCAGGACACGACCATCGACATCGCAAAGCAGGCTTTGCTCCGATAGTTCTGGCGACGATTGGGCGCGATCTGACAACAGAGATACCTGGAGGAACTGGGGAAATGACAGACCATCTGGACGCGGAGCGGGAAGCGATTGTGAGGTTCTTAAGGCGCAGAGCAGAGCTACTAAGTGACGAGCATAAATTTCTTAAAGCTGCGGCTTTATACGCCGCTTCCGATGATGTGGCATGCCGAATAGGACAACCCGGCGCACTCCAATCCGCCATCGCCCAAGCCGAGAAGGCTGAGGCCGGCGAAAAGGCCGCGCTCAAGGAATGCGCCAAATACGCCACCCAACTGGGTGAGTGCGAGGGCAAGCTGGAGGCGTCAAATTGGCCCGTGATAGACGACTGGAAGCGCAGGGCCGAGAAGGCTGAACGGGAGCGGGATGAGCTGCGCCGCCAGATCGGGGAAATGAAAGACGAATTCAATCGGATCCCGTGGGAAAGGCGCGTGCTAATACGCTATTGGCATCCGTCATTTTGGCAGGCACTCCAGGCCCTCACCACCGATAGCGAGGCCGATAAATGATCTGCACAACACTGAGCAAAATCAGAGCGGCGCATCCCTGCGAAGATGGGTGGCGAAAGCTGCTCACCTATCTCGGCAAAACCAAGGCCGACGATGAACCGCTGCCGCTGCTGACCGTCCTGGACTCGAATGGTCTGGATGACTGCCTGTGGTGTCTGCGCACAGTACCTGAGCATGGTGCCAAATGGCGTCTGTTCGCTGTGTGGTGTGCCAGAAAAGTGCAGCACTTGATGACCGACCCGCGGTCAATTGCTGCGCTCGATGTCGCAGAACG